AATGAACACAATTATTCAATTACTTAATGAGGCTGGTTACAAAAACACCAACACTAATCGTGAGAGAGCGGTTAGAAATATGAACTTGCTACTTGATAGCGGAGTGATGACTATTAAGTTTATTAATGCCGACAAATATAATGCAAAAGAAGGTGGGCAATCGTTTTGGTTTAAATCTAATGAAAAAGACCTTTGCACCGCATATCAAGTAACTCTTTTTGGAAAAACATATAATGGTCATTTTATTCAGAAGAAATCAACAACTAAATATTTAGCAAGTGTTGCTTTTGATGGGACAAGAGAGTATGCATTAGATATTAATTACTATGACAACTACACATTAAGCATTAATGACATACAAATCAGAGTGGCGCAATTAATAAGCGTTATTCGTAATGGTGTTGATTTCTTTGCTCCAAAAGTATTTGCAGCACAAGGAGATTGTTCTTGCGGTAAATGCAACGGAAAAGGTGTTATCCCAGCGTTTGCTTACTACGCAAATGGTATCTGCTTTGATTGTGGTGGTTCTGGAATTGACAGAGCAGTATTAAAGTCATTTATCAGCACATCAATAGCAAGTGTAAAGTAAAAAACAAACAAGGGGGGCTAATACCCCCCAATTATAAAACCCAATAAAAACTAACAAAATGAACACAACACAATTACAAAAAAGAGTATCTTTCAGTTTTGCAGGTTACGGACACCAAAGAGTAGTTATTACATTCAGAGGTAAGCAATATTCTTGCACATCTACTAACACCAGCGCAACTGATAGAATCTCTGATGACAATGATGGTATCAATCACGATAGCTATTATAAGACAAAGAAACAAGCGTTTATGAGCCTATTCAATGAGTGCAAACAAAAAAATAATTTAAGATAATTACTAACCTAACAACAACTAACAAAATGAACACAATCAACATTACAAAAAAAGTTTCAACGATTACAACTTGGCAAATCGAAAAGTCAAATGAGCGCATCGAATATGAATCCGACAATGCAACATTCTATGTATGGAATAAAAACAATGAAATAACTGCATCAATTGACCTTAAAGATGCATTCTGGACAATGCAACTATGTGACTTGGCAGTAAGCAACGACAAGCACGAAATTCAACTTGGTAGCAAAGATTATATCCAAAACACATCATTTCTTTCTATGGTATTAACAGAGTATTTACACAAAAACAAATAAACAAACAATTATGACAATCAAAGGAACAATCAAGCGCATTGGCGCAACGCAAACAGTAAGTGATGGTAAATTCTCAAAGAGGGAACTTATCTTAACCACAAATGACCAGTATCCGCAAATCGTATCAATCGAATTGCAGCAGAAATCCTGCTCACTTGCAGATTCGCTTTCAGTAGGGCAAGACATTGAGGCGCACATTAATATCAGAGGTCGTGAGTGGACAAGCCCACAAGGTGAAGTTAAGGTGTTTAACACAATAGTGTGCTGGAAAGTTGATGCGAATCCGTTTACCGAAGCAGCACCAAGTGATAATCAAGAAGTACCATTTTAATAACTAATAAATAACTAACTAACAATGGAAAACAACAAATTAACTACAGTACAACAAATATCAACCAAGCAATTGACTGGATATTTAGACATTATGGGACTTGCAGCCCAATTAACTGATAAAGAAAAAAATCAGTTTTTAGAAATTAGTCAAGCATTTGGGCTAAACCCATTTAAGCGTGAAATTTACTGCTCAAAGTATGGTAATCAAATGAGTATCATTGTAGGTTATGAAACCTATATTAAAAGAGCAGAAAGAAGCGGTATGCTTGATGGATGGGGAGTAATTACTGAAGGCAAAGTTGATGACAAAAGTCTAAAGGCAATCATTACAATTTATCGTAAAGACCGCAAAATGCCATTTATACACGAAGTTTATTATTCAGAGTATGTGCAATTAAAGGAGGGTAATCCTAACAAGTTTTGGCAAAAAGCGCACACAATGATTAAAAAGGTTGCAATGGCGCAAGGCTTTAGATTGTGTTTTAATGATGAATTAGGTGGTATGCCATACACGAAAGAAGAAATACAAGAAATTGAAGATGTTGTTTATAGAGAAGTTCCAGAGGTGCAGGTTATTGAGCAAAGCGGTAAAGTATCTATTGATGAAATCATTAATGACATTCAAGTGTGTGTTTCGTTAGATGAGATTAAAGCAGTTTGGAAGAAGTTGACACTTAATCAAAAAACTGATTTGCGAGTATTAGCAGCAAAGGATGATATGAAAACCAAATTAACACCAGCACAATAATGAAAACTACAATATTCCAAATTGAGCAAAATTACAATCAGTTAGCAGAAGAACTTATAGAGAATGGGGGTGAGTTAACCCCCTCTCTTGAGGAAGCACTTGCCATTACTGAAGAACAACTGCAAAACAAATCAGTTGCCTATTCCTTTGTTATCAAGCAAATGGATGCTGATGTTGATACCATTGATGCTGAAATAAAAAGGTTACAAGCATTAAAAAAGCAACGTGAAAAGGCTTCAGAATATCTAAAGGAGCGAATCAAACACGCAATGGATTTATTTAACATTGATGAAATCAAAACACCTTTAGTAAAAATCAACTTTCGTAAATCGGAAACAGTTGAAGTGGATGATGTAAACCAACTGCCATCACTTTACAAGGTGGTAAAAGTAACAGAACAAGCCGATAAGGCAGCTATTAAGGCAGCGTTAAAGGATGGTTTTGAGGTTACTGGATGCAGGATAGAAACACATCGGAATTTGCAGATTAAGTAATTATTACTTATATTTGCAAACGAAATAACCGCCAACTTGAAGAAATTTAATAATATAACCCCTATCATCGTGCAGCCTCTTGGCGGTGGCGCACTTTGTTAGGGGTTTCTTTAATTTATAAAATATGATATCATTATTTAAGAGTGCAAAAAGTAACCAATCAGATGCCAGTATTGAGGTTGATGAGTATTTTGATGGTATTAAAAATGGTCGTTGGCAAGATGAGGTGCTAAACTTTCGTGCTGGTCGCACACAAAAAGAGTTAACTACTTGCGTAACTGCGAGTGGTTCATTCAAGCAAAGGGCAGCCAATAAATTGCTTGAACATAGTGGTTTTATTTGCTTGGACATTGATGCAAAAGACCAGATTGCTGAAGTTGATATTGAGCGAATAAAACGCAACGAATATGTTTACTCGGTGCATCGTTCACTATCTGGTAATGGCTATGCAGTATTTATTCGTATAGATGGTGCAAGGCATTTAGATGCGTTTCTTTCGCTTGAAAATTACTTTATGGTGCAGTTTTCTATTGTGCTGGACAAAAGTTGCAAAGACACAAGCAGATTGCGTTTTGTGTCATATGACCCAGACATCTACATAAACAAAAAATCGAAAACATTTAAGACATACCTAAAGAAAAAAGACAAACCAAAACCGAAGCCAGTAGTTGTTAAAACTGATTTTGATGAGATGGTAGTTAAGGCAGCACCAATGAATTTATTCGACAACTATGAAGATTACATTCGATTGGCATTTGCATTAACGCAGGAATTTAGCGAAAGTGGTCGCAACTATTTTCATTCACTTTGCCAATCATCACCAAAATATTCACACCGACAAGCAGAAAGAGATTACAATGTAGCTTTGCAAAGAAGCGGAACTGGAGTTAGCATTGCAAGTATCTACTATATTTTTCGACAAGCAGGTATCAGCACTACATCGGAAAGAACTGAAAAAATAAAGAGTATAGTAAAGTTATCTGATAATCCGCAAGAAGACCTAAAAAAATTAAACATTACCGATGCAGATGAATTTCTTAAACCTAATTTAAAAAAAGAAAATACAGAGATTGAAGACATAATTGAACTTATAAAATTAAACAATGTAAAATTTAATGAAATCACACGCAATTTTGAATTTAATGGTGAAGAAATGACCGACAGAATTCTGGCAAATTTCTACACTAAAGTTTGGCAAAAAATTGATGATGGTATTTCAAAGGACAAAGTCTTTACGTTAATTCAAAATAAAGACAATAGCACATCGTATAACCCCATTAGAAATTGGTTTGAGCATAATTCACATTTGACAACTGATAATGAATTTGATAAGCTAAAAAAGTGCTTTGAAATTGAGCAGTTAATCTATGAGAATGATGGTGTCTATAATTTTGATGATTATTTAGATACATACCTTAAAAAGTGGTTGTTAGGTCTTATTGGTTCTGCCTATGGCACTTATTCGTTAATGATTTTAGTTATTACTGGAGAACAAGGAATCAAGAAAACTGAATTTTACAGAAATTTATTGCCAAAAGATTTGCGTAAATTTTATGCTGAAAGTAACTTGGATGAGGGCAAGGACTCCGAAATACTAATGACAAAAAAGTGGCTCATTGTGGATGATGAGTTTGGAGGTAAGTCAAAAAAAGATGCTACAAAATTAAAACGTATGAGCAGTCAACAAACATTCTCAATTCGTATGCCATACGGAAGAGTATCTGAAGACTTATTGCGTTTAGCAGTATTAGGAGGCACATCGAATGATGCTGAAGTAATTAATGACCCTACTGGTAACCGAAGAATAATCCCAATAAACTTGATTAGCTTTGATTTTGATGCTTACATAAAGATTGATAAGGATAAACTATTTATCGAACTATACAACGAATGGAAGTCGGATAAGGAGGCTTGGTTTCTAACCAAAAGAGAAATCGAATACTTAAACAAAGCCAACGAAAAAAACATCGAGGTAATGAGTGAGGTCGAATTGATTAATAGACATATCCAAAATGACCCAACAAGCAAAATGACAAACACCGATGTAATTCTGGAATTGCAAAAATTACATCCTACTTTTAAAACTAACACCAAAAGAATGGGTCAAGCATTGAAAAAATGTGGCTATGAACAGACCATTTTTAGGAATGGTTCAAAGACTATTCGTGCTTATGAGGTAAAAATCAAAGGAAGTGTAACATCCTATAATGTTGATAATGAATCAGATACTCTATAAATGTTACAGATTACAGATAAAATGCATATTTCAATTAGCCCATATAAAATAATGTGTGCGTGTGTGTGTGTGTGTGTGTATAGTATAGTAAGTATAATAATGATAATAATCTGTAACATCTGTAACATCCTTGCAGCAGTAGGTTACAGATTGAAAAAAAAGTGTAAACAAAGTGTAACATCTGTAACAATAAAATTATGTTAAGAGAATACCAAAACAAAGCAATAATGACAATCGAAAGTAGCGCAAACAAGAACATTGCGTTACAAATGCCAACTGGCTCTGGCAAAACTTTTACTTTTTGCGAATATGCAAAGCGTTACTATGCTGAAAACATCAATAGAGTGCTAATATTGGTGCATCGTAATGAACTATTGCAACAAGCCAAAAATAGTTTGGGTGAAAAGTGCTTCTTGATTGAAGCAGGTGTCAAAGCCATACCAAGTGACTACAATTACTATGTCGGAATGGTGGAAACAGTTGCAAGGCGCATCAACAAGTTACCTAAATTTGGTCTTACTATAATTGATGAGTGCCACATCGGTAATTTCAAGAAAATGCCATTCTTTGAAGACCAAGAATGCAAAGTGCTTGGAGTAACTGCAACACCGATTAATGAATACCCATTGGCAAACTACTATGCTGAACTTATTCAGCCAGTATCAATAAGCAATCTTATTGCAGATGGTCACTTGGTAAATTGTGATGCATTTGGTTTTGCATCTGATTTGGTTGGAGCGCAAAAATTCAAAATTAAAGGGGGTGAATTTGATGAGAGGCAAATGGAGGAATTTTACTCCAGCGAAAAGATGGTTAATAATGTCATTGAAAGTTACTGGAAATTATCAGCAGGTAAAAAAACAATGGTGTTTAACGTAAATTTAAATCATAATGCAGCAGTCTATAATGCATTTAAAAATGAGGGCTTAAATGTTTATTCGATTACTGGAGATACGGAAAAAAAAGAACGTAGTGAAATATTGCAAAAATTCAAGGCTGAAAATGATGCCATAATTTGTAATGTTGGTGTGTTGACTGCTGGATTTGATGAGCCAACCATTGAAACGATAATACTTAACAGAGCAACAAAATCTCTATCATTATATCTGCAAATGATAGGTAGGGGGAGCAGACCCAGCGAAAATAAGAGCAAATTTACTGTTATTGATTTGGGCAAAAACACAGTAAGGCACGGATATTATGATGACTATTTTGATTGGGAAACATATTTCAGAAATGGCACTAAAAAAGAAAAGACAAGTGTTGGAATGTCACCAGTTAAGGAGTGTCCAAGTTGTAACCATCTTCAGCATACAAGAAAAGTAGTGTGCGAAAATTGTGGACACGATTTTGAAGAGGAAAGAGCAAACCAAGTAGCAGAAGAAAAAGTTAAGGAATTAGTAAAATTAACTAAAGAAAGACCCATAAACATTCCGACACAAAGATTGTTTGATTTGGCAGATGAGAGGCAATGGAAGCCTTATGCAGTTTTGCACAAAATAGCTGAACACATCATTGCGTATGAGCAAAAGTATAGCAACATAGTAACACCATCTTATTCATTGCAATTGGCAGGGACAGAATTAAGCAAATGGTGTGATAAATATAAAGTGAATAATAATAAATGGCATCAAGAACTAATAACAAAATTACTAAATGATAAAAGAGTCGGAGGATAAAATACAAAGTGATTGCTACGTTTGGTTTCACAACACCTACCCACAACATCGTGGGCTATTGTGCTATAACTTAAACAATTCAAAAAATCGAATTGATGGTGCAAGAAACAAAGCTAAAGGTCTAATAGCAGGTCGGTCTGATATGGTGCTTTACTACCAATCAAATGCGTTTATGATTGAGTTTAAAACATCTGATGGGGCGCAATCAGTTGGGCAACGTGAGTGGGCAGCATTGGTTAGGAGCAATGGTTTTCAATATCACATTATTAGGTCACTTGAGGAGTTTCAATCACTAATTGTTATGTTATTAAAATAATACTTATCTTTGTGAACAATTGTTAACCAACATATAACCAAATGTTAACCGAGAAACAAAAAGAGTTCTGCAAGTTGTTTGTTAGTGGTAAAAACGCTACAGATTCTTATTCTATTGCATTTACTATTGCTAAACAAGGTACAAGTAAGGCAGCATCATCAAGATTGCTTAAAAGCGATAAAATTAAGTCTTACATTTCTGAACTGCAACTTGAAAACAAAAAGATAGTTGCAATGGCTAATGAGAAAGCATCTCAAGTTATTGCCGATGGAAGTATTGCCGATGCTGCTGAACGTATGCAGATGCTTACCAAAATATTAAGAGGTGAGTTAAGCATTGAAGAGGAGATAAGCACACCAAGTGGGATAGTAACTTTATTAGTCAAACCATCGTTTGGGGAAAGAAGAGCAGCCATAGCAGAGTTAAACAAGATGGGTGGTGATTATGCACCTGCGAAAACAGAAGTAAAAGTTGTAGGTGAGCAACCATTGTTTAATTAACTATGTTTCAAAGAACTACTGCCATAAACAAACTATTGGCTATGAAAGCCAGAAAGCGTGTTATACAAGGTGGCACAAGTGCTGGTAAAACCTATGGCATTATTCCAGTTGCAGCCATTGATTACGCAACTAAACACCCAAGACACCTCATCACAGTAGTTGCTGAATCAATACCAGCAGTAAGGAATGGAGCGGTAAAGATATTCCAAGACACGATGTTTGATACGAATCGTTGGATTGAAGAGCATTGGCGCAGTAATCCTATGGAGTATAAGTTCTCAAATGGTGCAATAGTTCAGTTTACTGCATTCGATTCAGTAGGCAAGGCAAAGGCAGCAGGTAAGCGTGATGTGCTATTCTTGAACGAAGCAAACCACATTGATTACGATATTGCTGATGCGCTAATAACCAGAAGCAATACTATTTGGATAGACTTTAACCCAGACCGCCAATTTTGGGTACACGATGAAATATTGACTGAAGCCGATTCTGAATTTCTTTTATTGACCTACAAAGACAATGAGGCTTGTCCTCCAGAAATACTTTCGGAGTTAAATATAAAGTTAGGTAAGGCATACAATAACCCATCTGGTGATAGAACAGACCCTAAAAACATTAAGAGTGATTACTGGCATAACTGGTGCAAGGTGTACATTGATGGTGAAGTTGGCACATTGCAGGGTGCAATATTTCAAAATTGGCAAATCGGTTTATTCGATGAGAGTTTACCTCACGTATATGGTTTGGATTTCGGGTTCAGTAATGACCCAGATTCATTGATAAAGGTTGCAGTAGATAAAAAACGAAAAATAATATACGCAAGTGAGGTGCTTTACAAGACTGGTAATAGCACAGACCAATTAATTGACATCTTAAACAATAGGTTAAACCCATTGAAGAGTGTTGTTGTTGCCGATTCTGCTGACCCACGCACGATAAATGACATAAGGCAAAGAGGATTGAACATTTATCCAGCAAAAAAAGGTGCTGATAGTGTAAGAAATGGAATAAAGAGAATACAAGATTACGAAATAATAGTAGATGCAAATAGCCTAAACCTCATCAATGAGTTACGAAATTACATCTGGCACGATAAGCGGTCACAAGTGCCAATAGATGCATACAACCATCAAATTGACCCTTTAAGGTATGCATTTGACTACTTAACACAGAGTGCATTGTTAATTAGTAAATAAAAATTAATACATTTGCATCAATTAATATTCATTTAAAATGGGATTTGTAAAAAACGCAAAAGATTATATTATAAAAAGTTTAGGTGGAAACCTTGCAGGGCATAACCCATCTAATCTTTTTAGTTTTTTTGGTGGATTTATGCCATTAAATTTTAACAATAATTTATCAAATCAAATAAGTCAAGGTTATTCTCAAAATGTTGATGTTTATTCAATCATAAAAAAAATTACTGATATTAGTAAAAGTGTACCTTGGATAGTTGAAAAAAAACAAGCAAATGGTAACTGGAAGGAGTTAAAAGACACTACTTTGCACGAACTAATGGCTGCCCCTAATATGGCAAAAGCGTATACTTGGGATGACATTGAAGAACAAATATTACTTTATTTATTGATTACTGGCAACACCTATTTAATTGGTAACACACAATTCAATTCTTCATTAATTGAAGAGGTTGACATCTTACCAAGTCAATCGGTAACAATACCTATTCAAGTAGCTGCTAACGTAGTTCAAGTAGGTAATGAGCGTTGGATTGCCGATGCAAGTATATTGAGCAATAAAGGTGCAAGTGGTTTCATTACCGATAAGAGTCAGTTGCCAATGACTCAAGATGAGTTTGACTTGATTGACTCTGCCCTGCGTGATAAGATAGGTGGTGCTAATAACTTTGGCAAGGTAGTAGCGACCAATAAAGATTTGGGCTACATTCAATTAGGTATGAGTAGTGCCGATATGCAACTACTTGAAAAAGGTGTAGTAACAACCAGAACATTATGCAATGTATTAGGCATTGATTCATCACTATTAAATGACCCAGAAAACAAGACCTACAACAATAGGGTAGAGGCTGAAAAGGCTATGTACACGAATTGCATCATTCCATTAAGTGATAAATTAAGTGAGGCACTAACTGGCTTTCTATGCAAGAATCACTTTCCTTATGAAAATGTGAGAATGCGACAAGACTTTAGCGGTGTAAAATGCCTACAAAGCAACAATAAAGAAGAGGCTGATAGAATAGCATTGTTGAAGGAAAAGGGTATTATTTCAGCCAGTACTGCTGCTGAAATGTTAGGTATGCCAAAACTTGAGCAACCTAATGCAACACTTGAAGCGTTAAGTGGTATGAGTCCATTATTAGCTACTCAAGTGATTGGGCAGTTGACTGAAGATGAGATAAGAGCATTAGTTGGATTAGGACATAGTGATTTACCCAAAGTTGGCGCACAAGCAGCAAGTTCATTTACACAACCTGCACAATAAAAAATAAATTAATTTGCATTAATCAATAATTATTAAATACTTTTGTACTATGGGAAAGACCAAAACAAAAAAAGAATTAGAAGAAATAAAGGCTAAAAGTGCATTAAAAAAACAAAATATTGTAAATAAATGATAACATCAATATACTTTCCAAATAAAGAATTTAGTTCTAAAGCAGAGTTGTTTGATGCTATTAAGAATGATGAGGTTAGAATCAAGGCATTAAAAAAAGCCGAGATAATATTTAGTCACGAACGTAATCACATATCGAAATCATCCATCAAAATAAAAGATGCTACTACAAAAGCATTGACTATTGAAGATGGTTATATTTATCCAGTAATAAGCACTACCAACTATTTAGATAGTCACGGAGATGTGCATATCAATGGCTGCTTCAAGAAGACAGTACAAGAACAACAAGGTAAAATATTATATTGCAAAGACCACAACATAAGTGTTGACACTATCATAGCTTGGCAATCAGATGTTGAAATGATGGTAACTGAATTACCATTTTCTACATTAGGTAAAGACTATAGTGGAAATGCTGAATGTTTAATATTCAAGATAAGTAAAGATGCATTAGTAGAGAGTGAAAGCATCGAAGACATTATTGAATACAATAGACCAGTTCAGAATTCGATAAGGATGCAATATGTAAATTTCGTTACCTGCATTGATGATAAAAGACCAGAGTATAAAGTAGAGAAAGCGAATTGGGACAAGTACTACAAAATGATTGCTAATAAAGCAGATGCTGATATGGCAGGTTACTTTTGGGCAGTTTTGGAATTAAAGATTAGAGATGAGGGTAGTATGGTAGTAAAGGGTAGCAATGATGCAACACCATTGCTTCAGAATCCAGAAATTGAAGAACAAACAAAAGAATGTGAAAGTTGTGGCAATGAAATGGGTGGCGAATATTGCTCATCTTGTGGAATGCCACGCAAAAATATTGCGCCGTTAATAAACACGCAAAAAAACGTAGCCGATTTATCACTACAAAAAAGTAAACAAAAACAAAAACAATTTTTTATTAATCTTACAAAAAACATTTAAAAATGAAGAGTAAATTTGAATTATTCCTTGAAACAAAAGGATTGAACACCATATCTTTCGCAGGTCAAGAAGCAGAAGAAATGGCAAAGTTGTATAACGAATACAACGAAGAAGCAAGAAAAGCATTAGAGGATGCGGTTGCTAAAAGTGCAAGTAAAGAAGACATTGAGTCTTTGAAATCAGAAATTGCATCTTCTCAAAAGGAGCAAATGGTGCAATTAAACAAAACTTTAAAAGAGTATGGTTTGGCAATTGAGAAATTGAACAAAAACAATTCTGAAAGAAGTTTGATTTCAAACGCTACAAGCGTAAAGGATTCTTTATCAACTGAAGAAAACAAAGCTAAATTAAGCGCATTAAAAGGCTTAAACAAAGCATCTGCTGAACAGAATGGTATCACCTTTGAAATTAAGGCTGCTGGTACTATGTTAGAGTCTACTAACGTAAGTGGTGGTAATGTTCCAGTTGAACAACGTATTGCTGGATTGAACCTTATTGCTACAAGACAATTACGTTTAATGGACTTATTCGCAAAAGGTGCTGCAAGTTCAAACATCATTTCTTGGGTGTATCAAGCAAACAGAGATGGTGCTGCTGGTGGTACTGCTGAAGGTGACACAAAGAATCAAATTGATTTTGATTTAGTAGTTGCTTCTCAAGCGGTTGTTAAGCGTACTGCTTACATCAAAATATCAACTGAAATGTTAGATGATATTGATTTTATTCAATCAGAAATCAACAATGAATTGATGCGTTTATTGATGTTAGACATCGAATCAACTGCTTACTCTGGTAACGGAACTGCACCTAACTTAAATGGTATCAGAACAGTTGCTACTGCATTCGCTGCTGGTACTTTCGCAGGGACAGTTGATAATGCAAACGAAGCCGATGTGTTGACAGTTGCTATTAACCAGATTGCAATTGCTAACCAAGAAGCACCGAACGCAATTATGATGCACCCATCTGACATCACTAAATTGAAGTTGTACAAGGTTTCAGCTACTGATAGAAGATACATTGACAGATTAATATTTATTGGCAATACACTTACACTTGATGGTGTGCCGATGATTGGAAGCACATTGGTTACTGCTGGAACTTATTTAGTTGGTAATTTCAATATGTCAACAATGTATCAGAAGAATGCAGTAACTATCAATATGGGACTTGATGGTAATGACTGGACTAAAAACTTACGTACAATCATTGCAGAGTGGAGAGGTGCATTAGTAACTAAAAACAACGACAGAACTGCGTTTGTGAAAGGTACATTTGCAACTGATATTGCTGCATTAGAAACTGCTTAATTAAATGAGCAAAATAAAATCTAAAGAAGTAGTAGTGGAGGCAAAAGCCTCTGCTGCTGCTCCTTCTGAAAAGAAATCAGAAGCGAAAGAAGTAACGCAATCAAAAAGAGAAGTTGAGGTTGTTGTTATTAAGGATTTTAAAGGCTTAAAAGCAGGTGAAAAAGTAATTGTTTCTGAAAACATTGCTGAATTATTAACTAATAAAGGTCTTGTAAAATAATATGGGAATTCTAATATCAGCCTCCGATTTCATAGGCGAAAATAAAATAGCAACTGATGTGTTCACGGATGCTGAATTAGATGCTTTTATTACCATTTATGAGGCAAAGTTACTTTATGAATTAATGGGCATTGAGTTGTATGATTTATTCATTGCAGACCTTGTTGGAGGTGTGCCACAAACTGCGAAGTATGTGACCATTTACGAAGCGTTTGTTAAAGAAATAGATGATGAGATGATTACAAGTGATGGTATGAAGGTTATGTTGGTTAAATGGGTATTTTTCCACTACGTTAGAACGCAGCCACAAACCAATACCATTCAAGGTAACACACAAGCAGAAGGCACTATTAATATGCCCAGCGCAATGAGTTACACATCATTATGCATTGATTACAACAAAATGATTAGCACTTTCAAGGCAATTCAAAACTATATTGAGTCGGTAAAAGTTGCCGATTATCCAACATTCAAAGGTGTTTTAAAACATTATATGTCGTGGGCTTAACTACTACTAAAGACCATATAAAAAATGTTGTTGACTCAATAGATAAAACTATTGTGGTTAATTCAGTTGTTGCCGATGGTAGCAACTGGAAACTGATGACAACTAATACGAAGTGGGCAACATTTGGAAAAGTGTTAAGTGGTAAGGTAATTAAGGAGGTTGTATTCAATGAATCAATCACTATTGCATCAGCTACACAACCTGCAACTGGCATCTATAATTTAACATCACCATTCTTTTATTTTGGGACATTTTTAGAAACCAATTCCGAATTGATTAAGGTATCAAGCAGCAACAATAAATTACCATTGATTTACCTGCATATGAACGCACCAGAAAAATTCGCTGATGAGGAATCTACTATTGATTTTGTAAGTGATTGCGTTATCTATTTTCTTGTTGATGCTGACCCTAAAAATTGGTTGAGGTCAACACATTTAGAACAAGCAATCAAGCCAATGAAATCACTATGTGCCGAGTTTATTCGTTCTTTATTTGCGTATAGTAGAACTAACGCAAGTAGTAAGATTACATACGTTGAAAATGATTATGCCAATTTCGGGAAGGTGCAATGGGAAGGAGTGAAGAGTCAAATCTTTGCGGACAACACCTCTGGTACTGAACTGCTAATAAACATTCCATTTAACAAGTGTTTTTCCTGCTGCGAAAATTAAATTAAAACAAATTATTAATATTTAAAACAAAAAAAATATGTCATTATGTTCTTGCGATGTGTCGCTTCAAAACACTGGTTCACCAAGTTGCGCCCCAGTTATGGGTGTTGCAGCAAATTTTATTTTAGTTCCGTTAATTGCCAACGATGGTACATTTAACTACATTGACCCAACTGATACTTTGAATGATGCTTACTTTACTGCATTAATTAACGAAGCAGATGATAGTAAGCGTTGGTATCCAACTGGCAAATTAAAGAATGTTACTACTGATAGAGCAGACCCTATCCTTGAAACATTTGAAGATGGTTCAAGTGTATTTATCCGTGATGGTATCAGAAATTTTACCGCAATGATTATCAAAGGTAGCTTTGAATTAGCAAAACAATTCAACGCTAACAGATGTTCAACTTTCGGAATCTTTATCGTTGATTTAGATGGTAACATTTTAGGCACTACCAAAACTGGAAGTAATTACCTTTACCCAATTGCGGTTGATGCTGCTACTTTTTACGCAAAGCCAGTATTCACAACCGACACAACTATCCAAAAGATAATGTTGCAAGGTCAATGGGATGTGTTACAAAAGGATGATGATTTGCGTATGATTTCAGCATCTTCAATAACTGCTGCTAACATCGTAAACTTGAAAGGTTTAATGAATGTTTATGCAACAATAGTAAGCACAAGCACTACTACAATGGTACTTGACCTTTATGCTAAAGTTGGTAACATCGTTACTAACTACCCAATCGAAGGTCTTGTTACTGCTGATTTCGTTTCAAGTGATACTGGTTCAACAAGTAAAATGTATAACATTACTGATGCATCTGATTTAACTGTTGCTGCTACTGAAAGCACAACTGTTGATGGTCGTTATACCTTAACTTATACTGGTGCAGTAGCTTCTGAAGTGTTGCAACCTTTAATCAAGAAAAACGGATTAGATGGTGTTACAATGATTGGAACAACTGGTACAGTAATTTAATTTAACCATTAAAATTGAAAAGCCTTTGCAGAGATGTGAAGGCTTTTTTTGTATATTTGCAATGCAATGAAACTAAAAAACAAACACCTCATTTGGGCTATCAATCGAAAAAAAGATAGATTGATATTAAATGATGATATTAAACATAAGCGTGTAATTTTGCATCCAACTAAAAACAGTAAAATATTTATCGCTGAATATGTGGAATCTTGAAGTAATTGCCAGAAATGTCAAGAAGTTAAACGAAGATAAAGCGTTTCAAAAGGTCATTCGCAATCCAGCCATACAACTTGAGGCTATTAGGTTGAATCGTGATGAGCAATTATTTAAAAGGGGTGTAGATGTATTTGGTGTTTCGATGAGGTCACAATATGCCAGAGGAAGCAATGTTTATGCTGATTACACCATAGCAATTAAAAATGATAAAAATCAGCCCACAGATAGAGTCACATTGCGTGATACTGGCGCAATGTATCGAACATTTAAGACCAAAATAGTTGGTGATGAGTTGATGCTGGATGTCAATTCAATAAAAGAGGGCAAAGACCTGCAAAAAACTTGGGGACAATTCGTGGGTCTTGATGAGTATAGCAAGGAAAAGTTAATTATAAAATCAAAACCAATAGTTTTAGATTATGTTAAGAACACAATACTACAATAACATTGACACGATGCCAATCTACAACTACCTACAAGTTGTGGAGCAGGGCAACAAGAATGCATTAATTTGCAAATGGGGACTATTTAAGCGCAATTTCACCATTGCATTGGAAGATATCCAGCGACAATTAGTAAATAGATTTGGCATTTCGGAAAGTTATATGGAAGTACTTGAAAAAAGGTGCGAAATAGCGTGTTTGCAGATTGATTTGCACATTACCGATGATAGGTTTAACAAAACATTAATTGGCATTGCAGAGAGTGAATTAAAGGAGTTGACAAACCGCAAAAGTTCAACTACTGATGAGATAAAAGATTATTTGGAAAAGTATAAAGGATTTCATTTATCTTTGCATACGATAACAGTAGCTGAATGGTTCAGTTATGTTAAAAATTATTCAAAGCAGCAGGTTAAAATCGAGAAATAATGGCAGAAGGTAAAGCGTTAGGCAAAGATGATTTATTTGAAAGTGATGCATTTAGTGATGCCATTAAAGGTGCTGATGAATTGCTTAAAATTATTCGTGAAACCAACAAAGAAATAAAGGGCAGTTTAGCATCACAAAAGCAATTTGTTTCTACGTTTAAACCGAAATCTTTTGATGATGTTAAGAAGGTAAACACGGAGTTAAAGCAGACCTCTGACCTCATCAAAATGAAGCAGCAGTTGGAAGTTGCTGAATTAAAAGTATTGCAGCAACAACAATCATTGGAGCAGTCAATAATCAAAACTACGATTGAAAAGAATAGATTAACCAGAGAGCAATTAAAGGCTGAACAAGACTTAACTAAAGCCATTGAAGCAGAAGAAAAACAAAAAGCAAAGCAGTTAAAATCTTTAAAGGATTTAAATTCAGAATACAAGCAGGGTGTTAAAAGATTAGCAGAAATAAAAGTACAACTAAAAGAATTAAAATTTACTGGTCAAGAAAACACTAAAGTTTATCAATCATTAAGCAAAGAATTTGGCGAATTAGATAAGCGTGTGAGAAGTGCTGAAGAAAGCGTTGGTGAGTTTCAAAGGTCGGTTGGTAATTACAAAGAAGCATTGAAAGATGTTGTTGGTGAAACTGGTTTGTTTAATACTGGAATAGGTAGGCTTATTGGTACACTAAAGAAATTAAAAGAGCAGCAAGATGATGCAGCGGAAGGGAGTGGTAAGTTTGGTAAAGCAGTAAAACTTACGTTAATTGGCATAGCATTGGCAGCAGCAGCATCTGCAAAAGAGTTATATGATATGAATCAAGCAGCACAAGATGCGGTAAATATTAAGATAGCACAAGGTAAAGATTTGCTTTTAAGTGGAAAACCTTTTGAAAATTTAGAAAGGCTTACTATTTCATTTCGTAAGGAATTATTAAAGTTAAATTTAGAATTTCAAAAATTATCACTTGATGAGCAGGATTACAATGAGATTTCTCAAGATTCAACATTATCTTTTCAAAAGAGAAATGAGGCACTTGCAATTGCAATTGAATTAAGTGAAAAAAGGGCAGCAGTAGCAGTAAAAATTGCTCAAAGCGAAAAGGATATTGCAGATGCTGCGGTTGCAGCACAAGAAGCAAATCCTCTTATACCAGTTGGCGGTGCAAACCCAGAATTTTATCAAAAACAAAATGAGGCTGCTTTAAAATTAAATGCTGCATTAGATGAGCAAGGAGATTTGATAAGGATAAACGAACAAAGAACCAGAGAGGCAAATCTTAATGCTACCATTGCTGAAATTGAATTGACAAGAAGCAAAAAGTTAAATGCAAAAGGTGAAGAACAAATATTGAAGCAACAACTTGAAGACCAGCAGCGACAATTAGAGGAGCGAATAGACATCAATAAAAAGTTACTTGCATCACAAAAGGCTACAAGTCAAGAAGAGATTAGAATTTTTAAGGAGGGAATAGGCATCCAGTTTGATGAGACAAAACTATTTAATGAGGAGAATGCAATAGCCTTAAAAAAGAGATTAGAAGCATTAGGATTAGGCGAAGCAGCAACTGCCGAATTAGCAAAAATAGTTAAGATTTATCAAGACAATGTCATTGCCAGTAATGAAACGATAGCAAAGCAAGAAGAGGAAAAAATAAAAAGAACGCAAAAGATTGCTGAAATTGATAGACAAATATTGCAGAATCAGTTAGATTATGAGGCTGAAATAGCGCAACAAACAACTGAAAATGTAAATCAAAGAAGAGAACAAAACAATGCTAAATTATTAGAGGGTGACAATGCTTTTAATTTAAAGAGATTAAAAATGAGAGAGTATTATTTATCATTACAAAATGATTTAATACAAGGCGAATACGATACTGCAAAAAGGGCATTAGAAGCAAGGGCAGAAGATGAGAGAATCAAAGCAGCAGAATCAATTGCTGATGAGAAAATAAGGGCAGAAGAAATAAAAAAAATAAATGAAAAATTAGCTATTGATTTGGACAAATTAGCTAACAAAAAATATGATGCTGAAAAGGCAGCAACGCAAAAAACGAAGGAAGAAACTGAAGCATTAAGAAAAAAACAAACTGAAGTTGTAATAGATGAGATTGACAAGGTAACCAACGCAATTGCGAAGGCAGTTCAAAGAAGAAATGAATTAGCAAATGAAGAATTAGATACTAAAATATCTGATACTGAAAAAGCCATTGAGCAGCAGCAAAGATTGGCAGAAAGAGGTCTTGCAAACACATTAGCATTTGAGCAAAGTAAGGCAGCAAAATTGCAACTTGAACGCAAAAGATTGCAAGAACAAGAAATTAAGCAGCAAAAGCGTGTTGCATTCTATAACTTGTTAAGCGGTTACGCAAAAACAGAACCAGCAACTGCATTGCAAAAAGCAATTTTAGAAACTACGTTAGCTGAAATAGTAGCAGGTAGCTTCATTGATGGGACTGAAAATGTTGAACGTGATTTGAGCGGAAACAAGGTTCATAATGGCAAAGATGGTTATGTTATTGCAGTTGATGGTGATGAGCGTATATTTAACCCACAACAGAACGCAAAAATAGGTGATATAAGCAACGATGAGGCTGCTCAAATACTATCAGACTACCAGAGTGGAAAACTATTCAACTACGGTGATGTAACGCAGCCAATTATTAATGTGCCAAATCAACACATTGACTTGAGAAGCACTAATAACTTGTTGTTGGAGGTAAAGAGAGCAATTGAAAACAAGCCAGTAAACCATACCAATTTGAGCAATTTGGGTGATGTTATAGAAACTCAAATAACTGCTGGTGTAAAGCGTGTATTAATCCACAAAAGACAACGTAGAATCTAATGGTAAACTTGAAATTGTATCTTAACAATGTGCTGATTAATCCTCCAAAGAATTTAAGAGAATTAGCGGTTGAAGTTAACTTTCAAGATGGGGAATTTGCGAATCAGCAATTGACCATTAATGATTTTGAATTTGTTCGTGAAAACATTGATGCAATTAATGGCTGGATAACTGCTGGATTTATTTTTGAAGGTATGCCATTTCGTATTGAAGAAACAGACTTAAATGGTGTTATAACTACGTTCTTTGATGGTTACATTGACCTTTCCGACCAAACACAATTTGATGAGTATGGCATTGTTGCGAAAAGCAAACCAAAATATTCTATTGATTGGTTGAACGATGTTGCAAGTGGTTTTAGTTTTGACTACTTGTATACTGAAGCAGGTATAATAACGCAGTCTGATTTCGTTGATATTCCTTATGTAATATCTTCAATTCCAGATTACGAAAAGTTAGCCATTACAGTAATCGGTTTAACGCTAATTGTTGATGGGCTTGTAGCATCTGCCAATAGTTTAAGTGGCGCAATTGCTTCGGTTATTAGTGCATCACCAGATTGGGGAAATTACTTTTTGTTGATTGGTGAAATCCTTAAATTCATTGGCTTAATGATTGCTGCATTTGCATTGATTAAGCGAATGTTTGCGGTAATAATTCAAAGAGTAAAGTATCACAAAGCAATTCCGATTAGAACACTATTCATAAGAGGTTGCCAATATTTAGGTTTATCATTTCAAAGCAGCATTATTGTTGCAAATGATGTAATCCTGCCAAAGAAATATTATGTGCCAAAGAACCCATCTAACCCATTCAATTTAGATTTGTTAGGTGCATTTACACCTAATGAATTTGTGCAATTTGGTTTTCCAGATGGGACATTTGCTGATTTCATTATTAAAATGAAAGACTTGTACAATGGAAAGGTGTTGTTCAATGGCAATCAGTTATTATTTGAGCGCAAAGATTTTCAAATTGCTACACCACAATATACTATTCCAAGTGTCATAAACACAAAATATCAGTTGAACACCGATGAATTTACAAGTAATTTTGTATGTACATTTCAAACGGATGTTACCGAAAGCAACACTATCACAGACTATTTAGGCACTAACTATCAAGTGACTTTGCGCCCAATAAATATTGTAAATTCTCAATTTGTTTTAATGAAAGGATTAAATCAAGTTGAATTTGCTTATGCACTTGGGAAAAGAAAACTTGAATTGACCGCAGTTGAGCGTTTTTTTGATGAGATAAATGAGCAGATTGATAACATTGTAGGCGGTTCGGTAAACCTACTTAATACTATCATTTATGTCATTAACGATGTTATAGATGGCATCAATAATATGGTTGATTTCTTTGAGGATTTAGGTGGTCTTGTTGGATTTAATATTACTATTCCAGACATCCCACAGATACCAGAGATTCCTTACTCACCATTGGGTGAATTATTAGATAATAGAATAGGAATGCTATTGCTTGAGAAAGATAGTTTTATGGTGGATAAATTATTGCGAATAGAGAGTGATGGGAAGCTAACAACAACGCAGCCAACTGCCAGAGAGCAGTTTGATTTGTTCTACACAATTGACTACTTTACGCAATATAAATATCAAGACTGGGCAGGGCTACCATTCAATACTGTTAGCTTTAATCAAATAAGAATAAATCCATTGGTGTTTAATGGCGCATCGGTTGGTTTGATTGAATCAGCAAAATACAACATTTGGAATAAAATTTGTGACATTAAAACAAAAACTCCTTATATTTACACCACGAATTTAATCAAAACATTCAATGAGCCAACTGGAGAATAACGCAAAATTAGCATTAAGTGGTTTAGCAGGGATGTTTAGTGAGGTGGAAACCTTAATTAGCAAGGCAAAGCAAGGCATAGAAACAAATGAAGAGAAAGCTATGTTTGCAAAGAAATTAGAGCAGAGTGGCATTTTAAAAGAATTTGAAACAGTAAGAGAAAAACTTAAAGACTTGCAAAAGTAATGGCGGTAACTATAATTGGTCAAACATTTTACGATGTAATTACTGCTGGTAGTAGTGGAAGTAATTTTCCATTATTCAACATAGGAGAGTCATTATTAGTGTGGACAGATGTTGAATTTTTTACTGAAGTAAAATTTACACCTGCAGTCCCTTTGGTTACGGGTAGTGCTTTAAATCAAAACCATTTATACGGAAGCAATAGATTTGCGAATGTAAGTGTTGGTGATACCATAAGAATAGTTTGTAGTGCAGGTTTCTTTGCTACTGCAAACAATCAAAAAGTTACTGTATTGGTTAAATATAGCAACAATGAGATATTAGTTTCTAATGCCATTGTTAGCGGTTTGCCAGTAACGAATAACGAAAGCAATGCTGATGCTATTCTGTATAACTTAACAGAGATTCAATCATTAGATTATCAATATAATTTTATTGAGAATGGGCAGCCAAATCAATTTAATTCCTTAACCACAAACCAACTACAATGGTATAAGGCAGATAACATTGATGCATCAAGTTTTGGCACACCATCAACACTTGTTCCTCAAGGAGGTTTGGAATGGCAAATTAGGTCTAATTTTGTTGGCACATCAGATGCCTATCGTATAAGCTACGATACAAGTAATGGTAGACAAGTTTTCAGAATAAGACATTATGTTGTTGCTACACCATTGTATTTAGCATCACAATTAATAGATGCAACCAACAATATTGCACCTGCTTATTACTTGAATGGTAACTGCTTAAAATACGTTGTTAAGGTATCTGGATTAAGGAGTATTAATGACCCAAATTCATTGCAAGTTGTTGAAACAAATAGCAGCATATTAGGTAATAGTGGTTGGTTTGATGAGTCATTTAATCAAGGGGCGCAAGATTATTTTATTCAAAACATTGAGTACTTTAACAATGGAGTTCCTATAACTGAATTAAGCAGTTTTATTGGGTATGACCAAACGATTGAATTTGATATAACAAGTGCAACTGGTGACTTTGCAGCAGGGCAAAGAATTTCCATTGGTGCAATGAAATTGCCAAACAATCAAATCGAATATCAAAACAATGGTAGGTCACTTGGAGAAAACTTTTTGTTTGCTGATTTGTACCCATATGTTGATGGTTTGGTTTACACAAATCCATATGGAAATGATGGTAATTTTATTGATAGTGTAAAGGCAGATTTCATAAACGCAAACACTATTCACGTTACTATTTATTTGGTTTTGGTTGCTGATACAATAACAATATTAAATGAAAGTTTAACACCACGATTCTGCTTCTTTTCTAACATTGCAAACCCAGCATTTACGCAGGTTGTCAATTCAAATAAACAAGTAATATGGAGTGGTGTTAAGAACTTTAATAATGTAGTAAGACCAGCAGACCTCAACTGTTTGCAAACATTTAAGAGGCATTATGAAGATGCAAGTGATGCTGGGATAACAGATGACATCACTACATTCAAGAATGATGAGTGTGTTATGGAAAGCCTTATCTATGGCACTTGGGAGGAATTCCCATCTACTGTAGATTCAGTTTATTTAACTAAAATTTATCAGCAAGTTGTTGCAAAAAGAATAAGTGATGGTGCTGAATTTTTGTTAGAGGATTTTCAGTTAAATGTGCCAGTTATATTTCAAGGTGGTGCGCCATTTATCAACTATTCAAACAACACAGTCTTCAATATTCCAACAACTGAAATTCGTAAACCGATAACAGTTACAATAGTTGATGCAGTACCAACCCCATCAAGTGCTAAATTTAAAATCAGTTATCCATTTATGATAAGATGGGAAGCGTGGGTAGCATTGCTTGGTGTGAATTCAGATTTCTTCAACCCATCGCAACAAAACAATGGTCAAAATCAAGATTGGTTTCATTACTTAACTGCGAATTGGGAGATATATTTTAGAACTGGTTATGATGTGGTTTCAAGCGTAAATCCTTACCATTTCGATGAGGACATTTTGATACCAATTAACGATTATGCATCAAACCCTGCATATTCAGTAAAGAAAGTTGAAACATTCACAAGTGGAGGTACACCATTAACTGCTGGAGGTGTCAATTACATTCAAGCAGGTAGCAACACAATTGTAAGGGCTACGTTTACCAAGCCAACTGGTTTATTGATTGAAGAAAGCAAGGTAGTATTTGGAATTGAAATACACGAACAAGGTGGTATAGGTGGCAGAGTAAGGTTTTCAAGTGTGTGGGAAACAACATTCCCATTAACTTGGTTTGTTCCCATTTCGGGAATAGATGATAAAGTTGTTTTAACGCAAATAAATTCAACTACTATTAAGGCAGAAGCGGTTCTTGACCACAATGCATTGCCAGTTGGCAACATTACTTATGATATCGTTGCAAGAATTTACGAGGTTGAAAAAACACCAGACCCAGAATTCGACAAAACAATGACTGATGGTACATTCAAGACAACAACAGATGGTAACCTTAAATCTATAGCATAATGCCAACATTTGATGGAGAAGCAGCAAAGCAAACATTCTTTACACTACCAGCAGCAAGTGCAGTAGTGCCTACGTTACTATTGCCTAACACAGATTTGTGGGACTGCTGCGCTGATTTTAAATTATTGCAGTTAGCATATGGTGATGGGAGTGATGCAATGAAGAATGATTTCTTTACATTTATGGACATCTGCTCACCAACCGCTTCTGGGGCAGTTTATAAATTGTACAAAGACAATGTTTTGTTAGCAACAATGAGCGGTGGAACTACTTATGGTGTCAACTATCCTTTTGGCTTTCAAACAGTGAACAATCAAAAGTATGTAGGCTACAAAATAGAATGGCATAAGGTGTTGACATTGCACGGAGGTGGTATTTACAAGGTGGAATTAGCAGTTACTGATGGGGTGTTGGGCAATGTTTCAATATTTTCTTTTGATTTTAAATTGTGCGAATACAGAGCAGATAGAGCAGAGATGACCATTAGATTACAATGGTATCAAAATGGTTTAATAGGTAGCTTAAGTGATGATAAATTAACAGTAAATTACTTGAATTTAAATTGGGTAAATCAAATAAGATTGTCTGGTTACTTTGGCTATCCAACTGCTGATTATACGAAGGAAGAGATTCAATATCAAAATGGTGTTAGAGAGTGGACATTCGATGAGCAAGAACCGATTTACATTTTAGAAACAAAGAGAATTCCTGCACAATTGCACAACTTATTTAGGATTTCAATAATGCAATCAGATAGATGCACTATAACGGATTATAATTCAAGAAATGCTGAAAAGTATGTTGATAAAGAAATAATGTTTCAAACGGAATATAAACCAGTATGGAAGCCTTTAATCAGTAAATTAGCACCAGTAAAATTAGAGGTGCGCCAAAGATATAATAATTATAAAAAACATCGTAACTAATGGAAATTCGGAAAACATTGAGCAAATTTTGTTAGCAGATATGCAAACATTGGCAACTGCTGGTGATTTGGTGTCATTAAAAAACTACCTTATTGATGATGGAAGCACATTGTATCTGGTAATGGCTGCAAGTGGTGTTACTAATCAAATCTATCAGTATGCCATTGATGTTACAAGTGGTGCATTTGGGACATTTGACTTGGTTACTGGTGTGTTTACATTGGCAGCACCTACATTGCAACAAGTGACAGATGCTGGTTCTACAACATCAGTAGGCATTACTATTGATAATGGTGCAGGTGAAAGCATTGATGTTAAGCACGACCAAATAATTATCAATAATGCTTTAGGCAATGCCACAATAACATCACCTACACTTACAACCGCAACGGAATTTCAACTACCAGACAAAACAACAAGCCCACAAACCTTTGCGATGTTAAGTGATATTGGTGCTGGTAGCGGTACAGTTACAAGTGTAGGTTTAACAATGCCATCAGCATTCAGCGTTGCAAGTAGTCCAGTCACAACATCTGGAACAATAGCGGTAACTGGAGCAGGGCTTACAAGTCAATATGTGAGAGGTGATGGTTCATTAGCTAATTTTCCAACAAGCGGTGGCGGTGGTGCATCAGTAAACTACTACTTAAATGGTTCAGTTTCTCAAGGTACATTTGGCGGTGTGGCAATGAAAGAAATTAATAAAGTGCCTATTATCGGTACTGGTACTGATTTCACTATTGCTGCTGATGGATATATTCAATCATTTATCACAGATGCGAATGACCCAAATCAGTTGACAATACCAGCAGGGAATTGGAATTTTGAAACTTATATGAGTGCATCAAGTGGCGGTGGTTCACCATCATTTTACATTGAACTGCACAAATGGGATGGAACAACATTAACATTAATTGCATCGAATTCAACAACACCAGAAGCAATTACTGGAGGCACTACTATTGACTTATATTTGAGTACAATAGCAGTTCCGCAAACAACACTTGCACTAACTGATAGATTAGCAATTAGAATTTATGTTACTCATAGCGGTAGAACAATAACATTGCACACAGAAAATAGTCATCTATGTCAAGTTATTACAACTTTTTCAACTGGTTTAACTGCGTTGAATGGTCTAACAGAGCAAGTGCAAACATTCGCAGTTGGAACTACTGGTACTGATTTTGCAATAAGTTCAGCATCTGGCATTCATAACTTTAATTTACCAACTGCATCTGCATCTAACAGAGGCGCATTATCATCGGCTGATTGGAGTGCTTTTAATGCTTTAAAAGTTGAAAACATTTCTCTTCAAGATGGTGGCTCAAGCATAGCAGCAACAACGTATACATTAGAACTTTATGCTGCCTATGCGTACACAATAAATCAACTAAAAATTATCTCTGCATCTGGCACTTGCACAGTAGCAGTAAAGATAAATGGAGTAGATGTAACTGGCATTAGTGCAGTAGCGGTAAGCAGCACCATAGCAACTGGCACTGCTACTGCTGCCAACACAGTAGCAATAGGTGATAAAATTACATTAGTCACAACATCGAATAGTGCATTGACTAATTTACAAGCATCGTTAAAAACAACCAGAATATAATGGGTAGAAGACTGATATACATAAGACCTGCTGCTGCTGGTTATCTACCATTAACAACTGCGTGGATAGCTGCAACATCGGAAACAGATACTGTTATTTTAAACGCTTTAAACACATTTGAAGCAGGTTTAATTGCGAATAGTTTGACTGGTAAATTTAATGCGATTTATCCATTTGTGGGAGGCACAAATACTAAACACGCATTTAACTTTATGAACACTTCAACATTTGCGTTGTCATTTAACGGAGGTTGGACACATTCGGCAAATGGTGCGTTGCCAAATGGAACGAATGCATACGCAAATACTGGAATTACACCAAGCACAACGCTATCTTTAAATGATACGCATTTTAGTGCATATTTAAGAAACAACACAAACGCTGGTGCTGACCTTGGTTGTCAAAGTACTGGCACTGCAGTTGAGTTAGATTCAAGAAATGTAGGAAACTTTCGAGGAATTGCTAATAATTTGACATTTTTAACAGTCGCTAATGCCGATTCTCGTGGCTGGTTTACTATTTCAAGAACAACATCTACGTTGTTAACTACTTATAAGAATGGAGCAAGTAGCGCAACATCAACTGCTGCATCTATTTCAAGACCTACAACTAATTTATTTTTAGCAGCACGAAATAACAATGGCACTACTGAAAGTTACACAGCCAGAGAGTTAGCATTTGCATCTGTTGGAAGCGGTTTATCAAGCGGAGATGCATCAACATTATACACATTAATTCAAGCAATGCAAACTTCACTTTCAAGAAACGTATAAAATGAAACTAACACAACTAACAGAAGAAGAAAAGCTACTTTATGTAGGTCTTTTAACAGAAAATCAAAAAGATGAGTTAGTGGGGCAGTTGTATGCGCCCTATTCATATTACAATCCTATCCAAGATTTAAACAATAATTGGATAATTTCGGTTGAAGAAATGGAACAAACAATAACATTAGAATTTATATGGGTAAAAGACTTACCTTTGATACCTTATACTCCAAAAGAAATTATTTTATGATACATCAAGAACACCACGACAATAGCATTTTAGTCATCATTACAAGCGTAATAATTCAAGCAGGAGTGTGGACTTCCGACTGGTTTGGCAACATACAACTAACTGGTGTTTATGACACGATTTACGATGGTGCTAAACTTGGTGCATTGATAGTATCAATGTGGGCATCTTACAGAGTGGCAAAGAAAAACAAGAATGACTAATCAAGAAATTGTAGCACTAAAGCCATTCATATTAGTCTTGATTGTTTTGTTTTTTTACCTTGTTGCGATGCTATATCAATACCGAGAAATAGCCAAGAATGTAGGTAGAATATTCAAGGGCGGTGTAATAGCGTTGTTAGTTATGCTTGGGATTATCGATGATAAATAAACAAAGCCCTTACATTTCTGCAAGGGCTTCACCTAATAACTAACACTGAACGTGGCAAATATACTAATTTATTTCAATCCCACAACAAGCCACAAAATAAACATAGCACCGCCAACACACCACGCTGCTATCTTACCTTTGCGTTGTTGTTTCGTTTCTTGTTTACTTATCACTAACAGAGTGCTATCGGTTACATTCTCCGCCTTGTAATTAACTATTAAACTATCCTTAATAGTACTTCCATCAGCGCAAAGTTGAAATGCATTAAATAACGCTGCATAGCTACTATCCTTAACATTGATAATCTCATCGCATAGAACAAACACAGTATCGCATTCTTTTGGAAGAGTTTGGCGCAACTTCTTAAGCAAAGCTATGTTAGTGTTGCTTAATGATAATTCACGTTGTCTAATGCTATCTTTTGCGTTGTTGGCAACTTGCAGTCTTCGGTTAACTGCTTCCAGTTGGTTGAGCAATATTGCTTGTTCTATACCGAATTGTTTTTTCATCATTTCGGCTTCTGCTTTGTAATCAAATGGGATTACTTTCGGTTTCTCTTTGGCGCAATGGTTAAGACCTATTACTAACAATAGGCATAGGATAGCGAATGTGATAAGTTGGTGTTGTGGTTTCATATTGTTATTGTTAGCAACCAACACTCCCATCCTCAATTTTGGTAGGGCTTGGAGGCGGTGGTGGTGTACTGTTTTTTAAGTTAATAATTTGCTCAATTGTAACGATGCCTAAACACAATAAACCAAAGCAAAGCCAAGCGTATAAAGCATCTATCATTGCAATCTCTGGTATCTTCTTCATTGTGATAATTACCGACACTAAAACTGCTGCAAATGCTGATAGTTTTCGGGCAGAAAAGCCCATTTTATCGGTGCTGAAACTACTAATAAAACTCTTTGCTATTTTTCTCATATCAATTCGTAATTAACCATTCAAATTTACCCTTTAAATTCCATTCTACCAAAGGCATAATTAAATCTACTTTATCTTTTCGCCTAAAATAAACGTGGTCAATCTTTCGACCTCCGATGACAATGAAATCTATTTTGCTGAAAGTGATGACCTCTGTGCCATTCGTGTAGCGTGTACCCTTTATCATATGATAGTCATTTTCCAATTAGAAAGTTCATAATGTGGCATATCTTTGAACGATTTAAAATTACCGCCCCAAGTTAGCTTATTGCTTACCGATTGCAGTAGTTCCCAAAACTCTTTGAAATGCTTTGCGGAATAATCAAGTTCACGTTTGCCAACCTTAACAAAGGCAATATCAAATGCCCGAGATGGGTAATAGTTATGAGGACTTTGACCTGCTCTGGCATTGGTTACTTTCGGTCTTTTACGATAATAAA